GCTGTAACCCATACACCCTCTACAAATTGACCATGACCGTCTTGTAAATCTCTAAGATATTCTTTTCTAACCCAAACTTTTTCAGATGGTAAATTACAAATTAACTCTGGCATTACAGTATCTCATCAGCAATACAACTGGCAGAAGCATAATTTGACCTACTGGGAACCTTTGATACCTTACCGTATAATTGTTCGGTTTTAGCTCTGGGATCATCCTGTGTTGACCAGTCATCATTATCAACAATACCAGCATTTTTCTTTTGTAAATCTTTAAATATCTGTCTAACTTCTGCATTTCCCGATTGCCTGTCAGACTTACAACGCACACAGAGCTTTGCCTTTTCATATTTTGTCATCTGTATGTATATACCGCAGTCAGTGCATTGTTGATTCATTTTCATCTCCTTTTTTAAAGTAATTATTGTCTGGAACGCACACCCAGCAATGCCAGTTCCAACCTCCATCAACTGAATACGAAGCTCCAGACCTGCCACAAACCGAACAATTATTCTGTTTTTCTTTTGCTTGGGCAACTGGCTGCCAAGTTCTGCGTCTGTCGTTTTCACTCATTATACATTCTCCGTTGCTGTTGATGCTTCATATTCTCCTCTGCTCATGTCGCCATCTGTAGTTCCAAGCCACTTACGACCACCTGACCTACTAAAAGAGTACTTACCAATTCGTCCTTCTGCAAGTAATTCCCGAACAATTCCATCAACCATCCTCTGTGTGCAGTTATCCAAAGTTCTTGGTGCATCAGGATCAGCACTCATACGTTGCAGAATAGCATCAGCTCCTGATTGTTGTGTTAAAGCTCTACCTTCCCGCTCACATGTTGCAATCCAAGCAAACAAGGCATCCTTTTTAATCTCCCGATTACTTCCAGAATGCAATCTTGATATGTCCTCTGATCTATCTTCTAGTAAACCAGAGTGCATATCCCGAACAAAATGCCTTATGTCACGCCTTGCAGGTCCGTTTGATTTAACAACAGCACCGTCAAAGCATCTGTTTCTTTGATATTCAATACCTAAATCCTGACAACGCCTTCGACCAGTAGCCTCATCCACTTGCCATATAGCAAACGCACAACGTACACCATCAACTAATGCAGACGTACCTCTAATCATATTCCTTGCTTGTTCGGGGGATGCAACTGCAACATCATCTTTAATCTTTGTCATATGGTGACACATCATCACAGAGGCTCCAGTTTCTGTAGCCACTTGTGCCAGTAAGCCAGTTAGTGCAGCTCCTGCTGCTGGATCAGAGTTAACATCAGCATGAACGAATGATGCTAACGGATCAAACACAATTAATTTCAGGTTATTCATCTGTATAATTTGTTCGTATATCTTCTCAAACTCAACACTGGTCTTATATCCATCACTAGTCTCTTGTAGTATTGGAAAAACACCACCAACATTAGGAAGAGATACAATTCTAATCTCATGTTCATAATCAAAACGAGAATTGTTCGGGTCTAAACGCTCAATTCTCCTGTGCATTTCGCCCTCATCATCTTCTGCTGTAAAGATAATTGTATTGCCAAACTCTGTAATGTTATCTCCAAAGGCACTTGTCATAGGCTGACCACTTGATACCTTCATTGCCAAATCTAGTGTCATCATACCTTTACCCGCATCTCCTGCTGCTGAAAATATAATTGGCACACCTAATGGTAATGTATCTCCGATTAAAAACTTTTGTTCAGGAGCTTGACCCTGAAACCTTTTAATCAACAGACTTTCGTCCAGTAAGTTAATTGTTTTCTTTACATGCTTTATTGTTGTGTTGAGAAAGTTACCAATATCAAAGTTTTCTGCAATAGCATCGGCTGCATCCCATCTTTCTGGTTTACCCGCTGGTGGAGTCAACATTGTTACTGACCTAGCACCCGCATTCATGGCTAAATCTTGTACGAGTTCAGCAACTTTTTTACCTGCCGTATCGTTGTCGGGCCATATTGTTAATTCTTTGCCATGCAACGGTGAGAAATCAAACTGACTAGCTGATTTACGAGATAACATACCCGCTCCGCCCATAGTACATGTAGCCGTAAAACCTAGTTCATTAAGAGCATCAGCACATTTCTCGCCCTCTACCCAGATAACCTTATCTGAAGCAGAAATGTTCGGTATATTATATAACGGTCTGACATCAGGCATCTTAGGATATGGATTAGTGCCAGTAAATTGTCTAAACTCTTTCTTGGGCTTTCCATGATCGTCCATTACAGGATTACCAGCACCGTCTCTCATGTTGTACCGCCTGACCATACACAATACTTCACCATCAGAGTTTAAATACAAATGTTCGGTATCATATGGCGTGTGAACAGTTATCTGTTGACGCAAAGATGGATTTATAATTGGCGGAGGAGCCTCTTGATCTCTGACAAAACTTGGCGAATCGTCCAGATAGTTTCCGAACAATTCTTTAATTTCAGGTAGGCGCATGCCACGACCTTCCATTAATATCTTTACAATACCTCCGATACCTGACGCACCGTTAAAGTCCTGACCCTTCATAAAGTATGGTGATCTAGGATTTATATCTATTTTTAATGATTGCCCAGCTTCTCCTGACAATGATCCGATTGAGAATTGATCTCCACGGATTACACCGTTTGGATATGTGTTTCTAAGCTCACTTATTTGTACCTCTGGCGGTACTTTTTGGCTAATTAGTTCTACCAGTTCATGCGAGTTTAACTCACGATTTTTATTGCCAAGTCTTATTATACTCATTATTATATCCTTACTTCGTTGGCTGAAGTTATAGGCGACATTTGTTTGTTTCTCTACCTTTCATGTCGCCTATTTAACTCCAACATCTATCTTGAAACTCACACCATTTGCAATCAAAGAAGTCTCTTGAGAATGCTACTCTAGGTAAAATTTCATTTGCTTTTGTTGCTTCTAAAATATTAACTGCTTTGTCACTAATTTCTTGTGCCAAGACTTTATCAAACGGAACAAGTTCATAATATATCTGACTTGTATTTTTATTTAATACTGTGAATAAACATGGATGCTCTGTTAAGTTCATATATGCCTGATACAGAGCTATTTGAGCTGCGTAAACTGGATTAGTTCTAGCTACGCCCTTCATCATAAATTCTCTAAACTTTTTATCATTGGCTGACTTATTCTCCCACAAACACGGATACCCCATGTCTACAGGACCCCCACATATTACACCATCTATATGACCTTTAATTTCCCCATCTGCGATAGAAAAACCAAATTGTTCGCCTTTTTTGTCTTCTGTACGCAAATCAAAGTTAGCATTTTTTAGCCATTGTGCAACAGAATCTTCAATTTCATGTCCAAACTGAAAGATTCTCAAGGTATTTGCACTGAAGTCACGACCATCATCAGCATCATATCCCATGTATCTATATTGTATTTTTCTAGAACATGATTCGCCAAGAGACGAGCCACCTAAGTAAGTTCGTTTACTTTTTTTATTATTATGGTCGATTATACTTTGATCTATAGCATCTGATATTAATTGTGTTATTTCTTTAGAAGGGAGCATTGCCACCTCCCGACCATGATTTATCCGAGTATTGAAAGTGGATACGAGCAACATATTCTCCATCGTAAAACTCGCCTATGTCAGACGATAATTGAATGTTGGATATTATACCAACAACTTCGTCTTCTGACAAATCACACAGCTTTTTATCCCAACCTATTTCCGAACAAATACGAGCAAACCTCTTTAATGGATGGTTGTCTGACATTCATCATCCTCCTGAATGTAAAATTGTAAATCAAAGGTTGCTCCAAAGTAATGAACGACTGCCTCACCACTAACTACATTATCAAAATCATCACAAGTATCTAAAATAGCATTATTAATATGTTCCATAAGTTCTTCTTTACTACAGTCAAGATCAATAGGAACAAACATCTTGCCTTCTTTTTTACTTACAGGATGCTCAAGAAATAATGTGTAATCAACTCTGATGCTTGCCATCTTTTGCCTCTATAGCTAGTGCTGCATATCCAATAACATCAATCATATTATCTTCAACCTTTGGATTCTGACTGTTTCTAATTTGCTTAATACCTATCATACATCTGTAAATGTCGTTAATATCTAAGTCTTCCTTTAGCTTCTTTCTCAATAATATGTTCCACATTGCTGCAATATTTGTATGTGTCTCATAAGCATCACCATGAGTTTTAGCTCTAGCTCCGTTTATAATTAAATCTACTTTCTTTAGTGCTTCACTTCGGTGCATTTTTTTCTCCTATAATTATAATTCTTCTGTCTATTTGATCCTTATTCCACACATAATTCAACCAGCAAGCCGCTTTATATTTGTTCCAACTAAAATCTATAGGCTTAACATCAACCCCATAACGTCTCAAAACTTCTGATTGCTTTGGAGTTACAGCCTCATTTAACCACCTTTTACCTTTCTTAGCGGCATCACTGTCTTCAATCTTCCTTAGAAAATCATCAGCAGATGCTATGGCTTGTTCTTTAGTACCAACGCTAACTACCCTTAACTTGCCTCCTGTACGCTTTACAAGAGCTATAGATATATCATCTAAATGTGCGACCATACCAAAACCATTAAAGCCACTTGCACTCATGCAAACACCATTGTTAAACAAGTCAATCCATCTAAACGGTGATCTATCCATAAGATCAACTTCAGTCATTACAAAGTCTTCTAGTGCTTCTTTGCCTTCTACGCCAAACTCATGTCCACAAATGGGACACTCACGAGATGACAAAGGTACTTCTGAATGACAGTCTGGACAAACTTTAATAGGAGCTTCACCTGATCTTTGAGATTCAGCTCCTTCAAGATTTACACCCTCATCTAATGATCCATGTGTAAGCACACTTGTTCCAAAGTCTAAAACCACACAATCTTTCTTGATAATGTCTGGATGTTCTTCTGGATCTATTGTTCGCAATCCACGACCAATCATTTGTACCATTGTAGATTTGTATGAACATGGTCTTGTAAGTACAATACAACTCACAGGTGGAGCATCAAAGCCTTCTGTAAGCACAGCAACATTAACAACAACTTGTATATCTCCATGTTCCAAGTCATGTAGTATTTGTTTTCGTTCTTCTGCTGGAGTTTCGCCAGTAACTATTTCTGCCCTAACATTTGATCTACGATACTCATCACAAACATCTTGTGCATGGACAACTGTAGAACAAAACACAACTGTCTTTCTGTTTCCCGCTTTTTCTTTCCATTCATCTACGATCTTCTCGTTGATGGCTCGCTTATTCATAATCCGTTCAACTTCGCCCATGTCAAAGTCTGATACAGTTCTGCGCACATTTTGTAGATCATCTCTAACACCTACATCAATTACATATGTCTTAGGCGGTACAAGAAAACCCTCACGAATAAGTGTTCCTATCTCAATCTGATGCGAACAATTATTGAATACAGTCTTTAAACCTTTTTTATCTCCACGA